CTCGGCGGTGCGTCCGACATCGCACACTACACCGGTCACTCCTACACGTATGAGGGGTCCATGTGGGGTCGCATCGTAGACGCCATCATCCAGGCAGGGTGTATGAACCCCGTGCTCTACTTCGACGAGCTCGATAAGGTCTCAGGCACCCCCCACGGTGAGGAAATCATCTCCATGCTCATTCACTTGACTGACCGCTCCCAGAACTCCCAGTTCCACGACCGCTACTTTGCCGGCATCGACTTTGATCTGTCCCAGTGCCTCTTCGTCTTCTCATTCAACGACGAGAACAAGGTCCACCCAGTTCTCAAGGACCGTATGCGGGTGATCACCATTCCAGGGTACAAGGAGGCCGAGAAGAAGGTCATTGTCGCCAACTACGTCTGGCCCGAGATCCTCCGGCACGCGGGGATCGCTCCTTCCGATCTGTCGGCCGACGAGGAAGCAGCAGAGTACATCATCAAGGAATATTCCAATAACGAGGACGGTATGCGCAATCTCATTCGCGTGGTAGAAGCCGTGGTCTCCCGTGTCAACCTCATTCGTATCTCGGACGAAGAGTCGGCTAAAGCATTCAAGTTCTGGATCCCTGTGAAGTTCCCTATGAAGCTCACCCGCAAGATGGTGGAAACAGTTCTCACGGATTTCTCGACCGCCATGCCCGAGCACTGGCGTTCAATGTATAATTAAAGATATGAGCCGTCAAGACAAATCGGAATGTCCCTGAAAGACGAGGCCCAGTTCGCCAAGCGCCATATTCGCAATCGTTTTTCCCTTATGGTCCAGCCCCATGTCGCCGAAGGAATCTGGTCGGTCTACGAGAATGCTCGGACCATCTGCGAGAAGAATAACCAGACAGACCAGATTCTGAAGACGTTCCAGAATCTCCTTACGCGTATCCCCGTGTGGACCGACGAAGTTCTACAGGCCGAGGTGAAGCGTATTATTGCTGCCTCCAAGTGCTCTTACCTGGAGGAGCTCTTGACGGGTGTTCTTCTGACGTACCTCCGTGCCTTTGCCGCCATCCAGTACCGCACGACCCAGGACAGTATCGATGTAGAGTTTGAGCGCCCGCCCCTGCCCAAGTTCGTGCACGAGTACTACAAGGAGGTTGCCCGGCGGTCGTGGGAGCACGCATACCTGTTTCGCACGTTTGGAGTTACGACGGAACAGCAGGCCCGGAACCGTAAGGAGATCGACGAGATCCTGGATACGGCGTTCGATACGGTTCTGGACTCCTTTCTCCCCTGGCAGTCGATTGTGAACACGTATTTTTCCGTTGAGGATACGCCTCAGCAGAAGGCCGAGGATGTCATCAAGCCCACTGAGACTGAGCCCGCTCCAGCTCCAGTCCCCCCTCCTTCTCCCGCGGAGCCGGAGAAGCGTGTGGCGTTTGAGGATGTTGAGGAGGATGAGGACGATGTCGGAACGGATGATGAGGACCACCCCAAGCTCCAGCTTTCCGACGAGATCGCGGAGATTGATCTAGGAATTGAGGGAGAGGAGACGAAAAAGAAGGAGAAGGAGGACGAGAAGGAGGTGAAGCTGGAGGCTAAGGACGGGGAGCTCGTTCTAAAGCTGTAAACAAATCCGCCTGAACCTATCAAATAGAACAATGATTGACACCAACCTTCTGATTGTCATTGTCATCGTAGCCCTCGCCGGGGTCGCAGTGTATGCCGCCGAGCGTTATACGAAGAAGCAGCCGGTCGATTGGACGGATGCGTCTAAGATTGGTCTGCTGTCGGGAGCCGGTGCGGGAGGCCTGCTGTTTGCTATGGGCGGGGACACCGAGTCGGTCGTGGCCACGGCCACTGCTGCGGTGCCATCGGCCGTCCAGGATATGTTTGTAGGCAAGCCCAGTTTTTAACTAGAACAAATCCAGCTGAACTGTTACGTCGTGGGCATTGTTGGTGGGACTACCTGATGTATACGAAAGGTATGCATGAAGATAGTCCCCCGCTGCAAAGTTTACGGATCCGCTATAGAAGGATGCAGTTAATACAGCACCGCTTAGTGTGGTCGTATACGATGTATCGACTTTCACCCCTGTTGAAATCGGCGTTTTTTGGACGAGGATTGTAAGTGAGTTTGTACCCCCGCACGATGTGTTTATCCCCACTGCCATTCCCGAAAGAATACATGGCTGTTGGATACGGTAGTACGCTGCGGGAAGTCCAGCATCTGGAAACGCTCCTGCACTTACTGCCTGTGTCCCTGGCCATAACCATCCAGCACCAGCACTAGTAACATTTCCTTTCAATCCGTAATAAATCGTGGTCGGGTACACATATGAGGAGAATCCCTTTCCTCCTGCACTCTTGGTCACCAAGTCCGTTCCTGGACCGATCTGAATACCTGCCGTCGCAAGGTAGGCGGGGGAGATAATGGACGAAGGAGTAGTCTGTAAAATGTCCGAGTTCGTTCCGCTGATGGATGTAGTGAACGTTCCCACAGTGGTAGACCGTAATTGAATGCTTCCATACTGATTTGCCGTAGAATCGTTGGTCTCAATTCCCACGTATGATCCCGTAGACCGTGAGTCAGTGGGGGCAGCAACATAGACGTTCAAATCACGTGTGGTCAGTGTATTGGAGGACGACACCAGAATTCCGCGTTTATTCCCACCACCGTTGGAATACACGCTGATGGTAGACCCCTTCAGAGAATTGAAGGAGAAGGATGCAGGTGAAAGTGAGCCTGTTCCTGATGCTTTAACTCCTGTAACCTCTGATGTTCCCGTGTAGGACGCACCAGTATTGTTTACGGTAACAGTGCAGGTGCGGAGTTTTGTGGTTTGGGTCGTTGTACCAGTGAATGCTATTCCTATGAGTGTATAGTGCCCTGTTGATGTCAGACTCAGAGCAAGATCTTCAATGCGTGAATTGGATCCCATCGTCAGAAGTGTGGTATCGGCAGTTACGTTCGTCATTTGGATGACACACGACTGGAGGCTGATTCCTCGCATAGATACACCGTCGGGCATCACAAGTCCAGATGTCAGATTGTAGATTCCAGGAAGAATCCAAATAACCTGGTTTGAGTTCGCTGTCGCAGCCGACACGGCGGCGTTCACAGTCTTATACGGCAGTCCCCCAACAGTTCCAGTGGCGTCATTGCCGTTTATCCCGTCAACCACTAGAACATTACCGAGTTTGGGAGACTGGGCAACTGCACAATTTAAAACGGGGTAATATGGTCCAAGAATAGCACGTGATTTTATAAGCTGTGCAACGTCACCTGCACATAATCCTGACATAAGTATCCTTATCCATATCAAACATTCTTCTCGCTAGGATACAAACAAAATGTACTGGCTCAAGCTCGCGTTTGTCGTCGTTCTGTTCGTTGCCCTCACTCCCGGCGTTCTCCTCCGCCTGCCCCCGGGCGGATCGAAGCTGACGGTCGCGGTCGTCCACGGTGTTGTCTTTGCCCTGGTCTACCACTTCACCCACCACGCTGCCTATGCGATGCTCGGTGCTGGTCGCGAGGGTGTCAAGGATACGCTCAAGAAGAAGGCAGGCCATGCTGCGATGAGTGCAATGAGTATAGCATCAGGAGGAGCTTAAACACTCACTCAATCACCAAGAACGATTCTCCCCTGGGCACCTTGTCAATAAGATAAGGTGTTCCGAATTTCTCAATTTGCTTGCGAGGCACTGCCGTATCTCGGCAGTACCTGGCAATCGCCTTATACAGGTGGAACCCCCGGTACCGTTCACTGAAATCTCCGTTCTGAGGATCACGGAACAGAATAGACTTTCCGTCGGGAAGCGTCAGCCATGACATGAACATCTTGAAAATGGGGTTGGATGCGTACTGTTCATCCGGTCCGGAAGGGAAACAGTCCCAGAACATCGAAGTGGCGAGACGCACTAGATCAAACGATGGGTTGGGCTTGATTTCAGGATACTTGGCATTGTAGAACGGTGCGATGTTGTACTGTCCACCCGCCTCCTCATCCTGGTGGAACTGGTCGGACATAAAGAACTTGGCGTCCTTTAGTTTCGGGACCTTCACGGAAAACGACGCCCGGTCAAAGTCAATGATTTTCACGAGCTTGCCGTAGGTCGGAACGCGATAACTCTTTCCCCCGACATTGTAGTAGAAGAACTCTGAAGCAGTGGGGACATACATCACATTCATCACATGGAGATCGTTGTGAACAAACGCAAACGTCCGCTGGGCGTATGCCAGGGCAAAAATGACCTGGGCCAGCCATGCACACCGCTTCTCTGTCTCCGGGGTTTCCTTGAACAGAGTGTACAGCGTTCCCGTACACTTCTCCATCACCGTGATCTGGATCGGGGCATCCTTAAATATTGCGTGGGCAAACGGTTCATCGTGTTCATCTTCCGAGAACCCGTCTCCCGTCTCCTCCGATTCACTATCCTCATCCTCGCTATCACTTCCAGCTGATCGGACGCCGAAAATGTAATCCGTGGAACAGCTGTCGGATTCTCCCATTTCTTCCGGCGTCTCTTCCGTATCCCCATCATATCCCAGTCCCAGAACAGTGGCCGGGGGAGGAGTCGGGACGGCCAGGGGTTCAAGGTCCACTGCTCCCAGATCAATCACTTCAGGGTTCACCTCGGCAAACTGGAGAACGGGGACTTCGGGCTTGCGTAGACGGAGATCAAAGAAATGGCCGATATTCTGGGAGAACCACGGACGGTCGCACAGATCCTCGTAATCGTCCGAGATGTCCAGGACATGCTTTTCGGCGATTCCCGAGAACACGCCATACACTGCAGGAAAATGCTGGCACTCAGATTCCGACAGAACTAGAGAGGCCAGGGATCCCACGTATGCTGCGTTGTAGGGGCTCTGAATCCGCAGGGGTTCGGCCGATACATCGTCCGTGTTGGGCAAACCTGTTCCGGCGTACTCTCCGTGCATCACCCGGTAAGGCGAATACAGCATCGTCTTTTTTAGGTGTAATCCCGTCTCCTTCCCGGCAGCATAGATCGTCTCTGCTCCGATGGTCTGGATCGGTGCCCGGAGTTTCAGGCCGTAATGGTACGGCATCCTCACATTCTCCAGCTTGAACAGTTTCTGGATGGAAGGGAAGTAAGGCTGGATGCGACGAAGACCCCAGTGTTTCTGCGCCTGTTCCTGGAGCCCCTGGAGGTTGGTCCACTTCTGAACATCCAATTGGATGTTGGCTGTTCGTAAGTCGGGCGTTGGCTTTGGCATTCCCGTTATGTTTACTTCCCTGCTTTTTGCTTCTCGCTATACCGCAGTGATCCGTCGATGATAGACCCTTCGGCAGGAAACACTTTGTCAAAGACGTTCCCAAGAAAGTGGTTGAACACGTATCTCATTTTATTTGAAAACTCCTGCAGGAATATGAATAGGGAAAACATGAAGAATAGACCGCTCGTATAGGAATCCACGAAATCTTCCAGCCCTTTCCTCACTGGGATAATCGGAGCCGATACGTTTATGAAGTAGACTAGCCAGAACGCTACCAGACCAATGATCGAGATTTCTAGAGCAATATCGGTAAACTGAAAGGCAAGTCCCTTTGTCTCCCACTCGGTAGATTCCGGGGGGTTGTAGCTATCAAACAGATAGTAGAGAACAAAGGATAGAAACCCGCCGGCCAGAGCGTAAAAGACTGAAAAAATTGCGATGTTCGCAGTGACACGTAAAGAGTCATCGGCGCTCAGATGAACTCTATGAATATTGTAGACGTATGCGTGTTTCGCCATCTTATTATCTTCTGAGAAATGAGTATAGGGTAAGAATGAACTTTAACATTCGGCAATTCAATATGGGGATGATCAAAGACAGGTGTGCGATTGATTCACACAAATCTCCCATGATCGTCATCATCGGTAAGAAGGATACGGGGAAATCCTTCTTGGTCCGTGATATCCTTTTTCACAACCAGGATGCGTTCCCCATTGGAACCGTGATTTCCGGAACAGAGGTGGCCAACCGTTTCTTCCCAGATATGGTCCCCTCCAAACTCATTCATGACACGTACAAACCTGAAATTATCATGTACGTAATTCGGCGTCAGTTAGCTATCAAACAGCAGA